CTATCCTGAGCTAGCAGTAGCACTAGGTATGAGCGATACAGGTGGACAACCTCAACCAGAAGCAGGTGCAGAACAACCTGCCGCTGAAAATGAAGAGCAAGGTGGTCCCGCTAATACAATGATGAGCAAGGAAAATGTAATTAGAGAAGTGGCAAAATTAGTTAAAAGTAGATACAACGAAGACAATCCAGAAGTAGGACCATTCAATGGTGCACCTAATATTGCGTTGGACGTTAAGAAAAAATGCAGTGAAATGTTTGGTGACCAAGTAGGCGATCAGGCAGAACAATTGGCAATGGAATTTATGGAAAAACTCAGCAAACGTTGGGAAGAAAAACACGGGCACATCGAAGATGACGGTTTGGCAAGACTAAAAGAATTACTAGGCAATGTAAAATCCAAAGTAGAAAGCATAGGTGATGTTGGAGGCCATCCTGGCAACAATATCATGAGTGCAGAAGGCGATAACAAAGACAAACCACCATTTGATCCAGATCCTCCCAAAGAAGGTCCACGCAAAGATCAGTATGGAAATCCGGTAAAACATGTGGCAAAACATTTGGCAAAGCAGGGCATGAAACAGGCAATGGATACAAAAGAAGATATCTTAAAATTAGCAGGTTTGGCAAAATAAATCAAAATAAAGCAAATTAATAGTTGCAATGATAAATAGATGTGTGTATACTTAACCGTATGCACACATTTTTCTTTTAGTCAGTTGGCTTTAAGGAAGAGGCATAATACATTTTATAAAGGCAAAACATTATGGCAACATTAGCAGAAATTCGCGCAAAATTACAAGCATCATCACAACAAGGCGGCGGACAATCCGGCGGCGGTGATAATGCAATTTACCCTCACTGGAACATGCCAGAAGGTACAACTACTACAGTTCGTTTCCTTCCTGACCAAGACCCCAACAACACTTTTTTCTGGATTGAACGAGCAATGATCAAATTGCCATTCGCCGGTGTCAAAGGTGAAACAAATTCCAAGCCAGTGACTGTACAAGTTCCTTGTATGGAAATGTGGGGAGAGACATGTCCAGTATTGACAGAAGTGCGTCCATGGTTCAAAGACAAATCTTTGGAAGATATGGGTCGTAAGTATTGGAAAAAGAAGTCTTATGTGTTCCAGGGCTTTGTTGGTGACAGCAAGCTACAAGAAGACGGTAAGATACCAGAGAATCCAATTCGTCGTTTCATCATTGGTTCACAAATTTTTAACATTGTTAAGAATGCATTGATGGATGCTGAGATTGAAGAATTGCCAACAGACTACGTTCGTGGTTTGGATTTCAAGATTGCAAAAACATCTAAAGGTGGATATGCTGATTACTCTACTAGTACTTGGGCTCGTCGCGAACGTGCTTTGAGCGAAGCAGAACATGCAGCAATTGCACAGTATGGTCTGTTTGATTTGAAGAGCTTCCTTCCTAAGAAGCCAGGCGAAGTTGAACTTAGAATTATCGCAGAAATGTTTGCAGCATCAGTTGATGGTGAAGCATATGATGGCGATCGTTGGGGTCAATACTTCAAGCCAGCAGGATTTGGTGGTAGTGGTTCGGCAACTGGTAGCGCATCAACAGCGGCTCCTAGGCCTGTAGCAGCACCAGCAGCAACTCCAATTGAGGAAGACGACGTCCCTTTTGAACCTGCGGCAGCAACTCCCGCTAAAGTGGTTGCAGCAGAAGCACCAAAAGCAAGTGGTGGTGAAGCAGGTTCTCGTGCAGCAGATATCATCGCAATGATTCGTAGCCGCCAACAAGCAAGCTAAGGAGTAGAAGATGGGAAAAGCATTTGATATTTCTAAGTTTAGAAAGTCAATTACCAAGTCCATTGAAGGACTAGGTATTGGCTTTAATGATCCAACTGACTGGATCTCAACTGGTAATTATGCTCTTAACTATCTTATCTCGGGGGACTTCTTTAGGGGAGTTCCTCTTGGTAAAGTTACAGTATTTGCCGGTGAAAGTGGTGCTGGAAAGAGTTATATCTGTTCTGGTAACATTATTCGTCATGCGCAGGAACAAGGCATTTATGTTATTCTAGTTGATAGCGAAAACGCTCTTGATGAAAAATGGTTGTTGGATTTGGGCGTTGATACCAGCGATGATAAGTTGTTGAAACTTAATATGGCTATGATTGACGATGTGGCAAAAACTATATCTGAGTTCATGAAAGAGTACAAAGTTATGCCCGAGGAGTCACGTCCTAAGGTATTGTTTGTAATTGATTCATTGGGTATGTTGTTAACTCCAACTGACGTAAATCAGTTCGAAGCAGGTGAAATGAAAGGTGACATGGGTCGTAAACCTAAAGCACTTACAAGTCTTGTTCGTAACTGTGTGAATATGTTTGGTAGTTACAATGTTGGGTTAGTTTGCACTAACCACACATACGCCAGTCAAGATATGTTTGATCCAGATGACAAGATTAGTGGCGGACAAGGATTTGTTTATGCAAGTTCTATTGTAGTTGCTATGAAGAAACTTAAACTGAAAACTGACTCTGATGGCAATAAATCTTCAACTGTTTACGGTATCCGTGCAGCCTGTAAGATTATGAAAACACGTTATGCAAAGCCGTTTGAATCAGTTCAAGTTGAGATTCCATATACAACTGGTATGAGTCCGTTTAGTGGATTAGTTGATTTGTTTGAAGACAAAGGTAAGTTGAAGAAGGAAGGCAACAGTCTTGTTTATGTAACTAAAGATGGCGAAATTATTAAACAATTCCGCAAGGCTTGGGAACGTAATGAGAAAGATGGGTTAACTGTTATGATGGCAGAGTGGGATGACATTGAAGTCAAGTCATCTCTAATTGAAGAAACTGAGGAAGAATAATATGGAAGAAGATCTAATTATTGGCGTATGGGATACTTTTAAAGATTATGTCCCTGAAAAGAATCGTGACACCGCAGCACATCATTTTGTAGATTTTTTAATTGGACAAGATGTAGAGCTGTCAGTGCTCGAAGCAGTTATGGGATACGATACTCATCTCGATAACGCAATTCAAATTATCGTAGAAGAAAACGACGAAGAAAAATCAATCGACGAAGAAGACGATTATAACGAAGAAGAGGATTAATAATGAATTGGTACAGCAAAGTAAGCAAGGATATTGCTCACTTGCCAGGCTGTATTGATCACTATTATCTTGAGTTAGAAGAAGCAAGGCGAGAGATTAAAGTACAAGGTAACTTGGAAAAATCTTCCGCCTCTTTGCCTGGCTATGTCGAGCAACGGTTTAATCAACTTCAAGAAATTGAAGGTATTTTAGAATATCTAAATATTGAACTGCGACGCCTACGTTCCAAAACATTTAAAAAATATTTGGAAAATTATCAACGTGCTCTAACCAGTAGAGATGTTGACAAATACGTAGATGGTGAAGCAGATGTGGTAGATATGGAGAAGATTATCAATGAATTTGCATTACTTCGAAATCAATGGCTCGGCATTATCAAAGGTTTAGATATCAAACAATGGCAATTAAGTAACATCATAAAACTCCGAACAGCCGGAATGGAAGATGTAGTAATTTAACATAGAAAGGACTTGCGTCCTTTCTTATTTTGTGTTATAATAGTATTATCATGTATATTGAAGATATTTTAGGCATCCTGACCTTTAGAGTCCAAGTAAATCCATTTGATTCAAATTTAATTACTAGTTTCTACGACCAGATATGTAAAGGATCTGGCCTTACTGCAAAACAATCACATGTTGCACTTAAAATTATCAGCAAATATATTGATAAAATTAATACAGCGGCAGGTAACGATTTAACCATGGCAATTGCTAATCCTACATATAGATTGGGTATTAGATCTATTGCTACTACAAAAAATATATCCATTTTTACCAATAAAGATTCTCTTAAATTTGTTAAGGTACAGTTTCCATATAACGAAGCAATGGTTACTGAGATTAAAAAGATTAAATCAACTTTTATATATAATTCATGGGATTCTGACGACAAAGCATGGATTTTTTCATTAGAGGGTAAGACAATTGAATTCTTTGGATCGTGGACTACTACCTATAATTTCACCGTTGATGAAGAATTTAAAAATCTTGTCGACCAACTTCCACTGGTAGATATCAATTTTGAAAGTATTATACCACATGTGGCATTTGATGGAGAAAATATCAAATTTAACAATGTACATTCCACTGTTAACCAACCAACTAGTAATGATATTGTGAAAACACTATTTGAAGCTCGACGGTACGGAATCCAACAATGGGACGATTCAATTGAAAATATACTAACTGATAACCATTCCACAAGCATCATCCAGGACTACTTAAAAACAACCCCAAATGAGCCATTTTCCATAAATTTAGAGGAAAAATCCTTATTGGAATTAATTCCAATTATTAATAATTTGTCCCCATGCATTGTTGCAGTACCGGGAGGAAACGAATTTAGTAAAACAAAAACTGCATTGGAGTTGCTAAAAGCATCTGGAATTGAAAATCACGAAATTAGTGTTTTATTTCGATTACCATCAGAAACTGGTGAAGAATTTAATAATTTTGTTAAAGAAGAAAAACTGAACTCTCCAATTTCAAGCACAACCAAAGCAATAATTGTTAGTGGTAAGATTCCAAAACCAGTGTTTGAGTCAAAGTTGAACTTTAATTGCGTGATAAACTTTAATTTTTATAATGTTCACTATACACTTGCTAATTTCATTAAAAGCCAGCATAATGTTATTAACGTATTAGCAGATAAAAAATCAAAAGGATCATAGATTGGCAACATGTAAGGTTATTATTAAAGATGAGGTAAATGTTAAGATTGATAATCTTGATCTTGATACTCGAAAGGCGTTGGTTAAGAAATTCAAGTACGAAGACCCCACTGCTCGCTTCAGACCCAGCTATAAATTAGGTCGGTGGGACGGTGCAATTAGTTTCTTCGGTCTAGGAGGAACTACCTATCTTAGTATGCTTGGACCAGTATTGGAATACTTAGAGAGTAAGAATTTTTATGTTGAAGTTGAAGATCATCGTCACCCAACTTTACTAGAATTTCCTGAGATTTTTGAGGATTTTTGGGGTGACCAAACATGGCCGGAAGGGCATCGGTTTGCCGGAGAAAAGATTAGACTACGCGATGACCAAGTTGATGCGGTTAATATTTTCTTAAAGAATCCACAATGTATTCAAGAAATTGCCACCGGTTTTGGTAAGACAATTACCACCGCAACTTTGAGCAAAATCTGTGAAAAATACGGTCGAACAATAACCATTGTTCCTAACAAAAGTCTTGTTGAACAAACTGAAGAAGACTTTATTAACTGTAAATTAGACGTAGGTGTGTACTACGGAGACAGAAAAGACCTCGATAAAACCCATACAATCTGCACTTGGCAAAGTTTGAATATTTTGGACAAAAACTCCAAAAATTGGAATGAAGCAGCCTGTGCTCGTTTAGAGATGTTATTGGACAATGTTCAATGTGTTATGGTTGATGAGGTACATATGGCCAAGGCTGATGTACTTAAAAACTTGTTAACAAAGAATCTTGCCAATGCTCCTATACGTTGGGGATTGACTGGAACTATACCAAAAGCTGAACACGAATTTCAAAGTATTCGTGCAAGTTTAGGTGAGGTAGTAAACAGAATTGCTGCTCACACATTGCAAGAAGCGGGAGTATTGAGCAACTGCCATGTGAACATTGTACAGACTGCTGAATGGAAAGAGTTTGGTAGCTATGCAGAAGAATTAAAATATTTGGTCACTGATAATACCAGGATGCAATACCTCAGTGACATGATCAAAGGCATTGCTGAAACAGGTAATACATTAGTATTGGTTAATAGAATTGATTCGGGTAAAGCATTAGTTGAAATGAATCCAGAAGCTGTATTTGTATCAGGTGAAGTAAAAACTACAGCACGAAAGAAAGAATATGACGAAGTTAAAACTGTTGACAATAAGATTATTGTGGCGACTTACGGCGTGGCCGCTGTTGGTATTAATATCCCTAGGATTTTTAATCTGGTTCTTCTTGAGCCCGGAAAGAGCTTTGTCCGCGTTATACAAAGCATTGGGCGAGGCATTAGAAAAGCAGACGACAAAGACTTTGTACAAATCTGGGATCTTACCGCAAGCACAAAATACGCAAAGAGACACTTGACAGAACGAAAGAAGTTCTATAAGGATGCTAAGTATCCATTCACAATTGAGAAAGTAAAATATATATAACTCATTTAGAAAATAACAGTTTCCTCGATTCTGATATTTTCTTTTTGGTTTCTTCGGATCGAGGCTTTCCTTTTTTTGAATCAGACATCTTAATCTTAGTTTCAGTTGACCTAACTATACCAGTTAACTTTTGTGAAATACTATCTTTATGTTCTTGAGAGATCGGCTTCCTGTATTGTCCTTTCTGACTCTCTGATATTTTCTTTTTAGCCTCTGCAGAATGTTTATAACCTGTGTTTGATTCTGATATTTTTCTTCTAGTTTCAGGTGAGATTGTTCTTCCGTTTATTGCTATCGTGTCTCGCATTTTTTGTTTTTGTTCCTCGCTCATCAATTTACCTTTGTTAGGGCTAGGCTTTCCTTTTCGAGCATCTGATATTTTCTTTCGAGTTTCTGCAGACACAATTTTATTTGTATGTCGATCAGACATTTGTTGAGAAAATTTTAACTTCGCAATCTCGTAAAATTTACCTTTAGAAATCTCTCGTGCTTGCCCTTTGTTATTAACTCGCAAAATCATCCATGCAGCATACCACATCTTTTTAATATGTTGTTCGTCGTCTAGCATTTTGGGTAATAGTAAATGAACTAACCTATGTTCTTGCGCAGTTAATTCTACTAAATTATTCTTGGAATTTGATCCGCCGATTGATTTGGGAATTATATGATGGCTTTCCTTATAACTTTCTTTTGATAATTCTCTTGACTTTGCCCGAGTGATAATGTTATTATAGCAGTTAGTATACTTGTTATTTAAATACATGCTTCTTCCTTGTATGTATTGTTATTTATAGGAGAACAAAATTCAGATACTCACATTAGACGACGAGATTTTTTATCTCAATGAATTACCAGAAGAAGTAGATGACGATCTAAGATTTGCTGTGTTAGATAATAGTGATAGTTCAAACCCTGATTACTTTTTTATTCCACTTATCTTTTTGGAGAGCTTTACTGGACCAGCAGCCGTACTAAAAATTGGACCACATGAACTTACCATGCCTTTAGATTGGTGTGCTATTGTTGGTGATCCAGAAGGACCGGATATGGAAGTGCTACCATTAACAAGTTTAAATGATAGAGGATTTAAGACATTTTGTTTCAACCCACTTTCAAGTTTCCGACCGGAGTTTCACGAGATTGATATCATTGATGTTTATCAAGATGTTAAATGGTACTTCCCAAAAATGAAACCCGGACAACTACTAGCAACTCCGTTACATGCTGGTAAGAAACCAACCTGTGCATATTTTGTTAAAGAAGTTAGTCGTCAAAGTGAACTGGTGGATTATACAAGGTGCTGGTAAATGGCCACAATATTTGAAAGTCCGGACGGGGGCGAAACAGTTTATGCCAGAGAAGCAGGCGAAACTACTCGCACCTTGCATTCTGAAAGTGAAAAGAAAAAGTCTCTTCATGATCAAATTATGGAATCTCAACTGTGGGGTAATATTCACCGTGCAGCTCTTACCAATACTACTTTACAAGAAGCATTAAATCGTGTTAAAGTAGTGTACTACTTAACTGAAGATTACGAGAAAAGATATGGCAACCGCAAAACTTGATATTAAGCGTGAACTAGGTGCAGTTGATACTAAGAACTACGACTTCTACGAAAATCTTACTGACGAAGAAAAAAAAGCATTTAGTCCTTATATACTGATGCGTTATACAGCTAACGTCCAAGGAGATAGAGATATACAGGAATGGTTTGTAGAAATGACCAATGAAATGGTCAATAAGAATCATTGGGATTTGAGTAAGGATCATAAAGCATTATTATGGAAATTATTTGCCACATGCGGTGTTGGCAAAAGTTTTTATCATCCTTATCTTGCAGCAGGTAAAAAAGAAAAAGCTAATAAAATTGAAAAGCTATTGGCAGAGTTATATCCTGCAATGAAAATGTCCGACATTAAATTAATGGCTAGTATGATGGACAAAAAGGACAAAGAAGAACTGTTTGACAAGATGGGGTTTGATAAGAAACAACGGAAAGAATATGAATAATTTATTTGAGGGATTGGACGATAGAACAAAAACTTGTGGGATATGCTTAACTGCATTGCCTTTGTCGATGTTTGGAACAGACGGCGGTGCAAAATATCTTCGATATGAATGTAAGTCGTGCGCCCGTGCCCAATCGGCTCATCTTAAAAATTTAAAAAAGACTGCACCGCTAAGATCTAAAAATTATATATGCCCTATTTGTAATAGGAATGAAGAAGAAGCAAAAGGACATAATCCCAATAAAAAAGGTGTTTGGTGCGCCGACCACGACCATGCATCTGGAAAATTTCGAGGATGGTTATGTTATAAATGTAATTTAGGTTTAGGAAATTTTAATGACGATCTTAACAGACTGTTACGTGCAAAAGAATATTTAGAAAAGCAAACATGATAGCATTAGTAAATCAACCTTATTCCTGTGTACATTGCAAGAAAAGTTTCATGCAAGAGAAAACTCTTGTGGCTCATATGTGCGAACGAAAAAGGCGTGCTTTACAAAAAGATGAGAAACGTGTTCAAGCAGGCTTTATGGCCTATAATAGATTTTGGCAACTGACACAAAATTCTAAACAACCTAAATCATATGATAGCTTTGCTGATAGCAGTTATTATAATGCCTTTGTTAAGTTTGGTAGTTTTGTGAATAATGTTAATCCACTCTATCCAGATAAGTTTATTGACTATGTAATTAAGAGCGGTGTTAAACTGGATCATTGGTGTAGAGATGAACTATACGAAAAATATTTGTTTGATATACTCAAAGTAGAACCAGTTGAAAGTGCTGTACAAAGAACATTACAAACCATGATGGAATGGGGTGATTCTCACTGTGAGAATTTTTCATACTACTTTTCACATGTTAGTTTAAACAAAGCAGTACATGATATACTTAATGGTAAGATTAGTTTTTGGGTTATTTTGAATAGCACCTCGGGAAAAACTATGATTAGTAATATGAGTGATGAACAATTGGTAATGATTGCTCCTGTATTTGATATTCAAGTGTGGATGAAAAAGTTTAGACACAGTCCTGCAGATGTTGCATTAGTACATGAAATTATTAATGAAATTGGATTAACATAAATGTCAATTGATGTTAAGGCATTCGGAGATGCAAATTTTATAACAGAGAAAGTTAGAGAACTTAAATCAATGGGTTTAGTACAAGGCATTGATTTTGACTTTTCATTTATACCTCACTCATACCATTATAATCCCATTGAGGAAGTTAGAAAACATGCGGTCTTTACATTCTACGCTGAGAAATATGCAACCTTCTACGCATTGAAATGGATATGACAAAATTTAAAATTAATTACTCTAATAGTAAAGAAGTAGAGCAATGGTGTATGCAATTCATTGGTCCTCGGATGTATTATCTACCTAAACGAATAGGCGGACAAGGATGGACTATACATGATCACTGTTCTCCTACTCCTGTGATTGCTATAGAAGATAACAAACACGCCCTGATGGCCATGATAAAATTTGGAGCATAATATGAATAATACAGTAAAAGAATTTTGTGGACATCACTGCATTAATGTGCTTGATACAAACAAAAGAGCAAGCCGTTATCATAAAGTCAATATAAAGTACTTTAGAGATCCTATGGATTTCAATCGAGTTTACGAAGACGTTGTAGTTGATAGCGAACCCTTGTATACTGTAGAGATTGCAGAAAGTGAATTAGAACGTATTGCAACTTTCGAATCAGAAGTGTTTAACAACATGAAGAAACAAGGCCATTACCGAATGTTTGAAACACTAATGGCACAAAAAGAAGAAGAACGTAGGCTACGTGACAAATATCCAGCAGTGCAGAAAGCCTACGAATACTATAGTTTAATGCTAAAATTAGCAGAAAGTGGAGAACTATGAATCAAGACGTAATGAGAATAGTGATAGTAACCGGAGGCTTTGATCCAATGCATTCAGGGCATGTTACATATCTTAGAGATGCAAGAGCACTTGGACACATGTTAATAGTAGGATTAAACTCCGACGATTGGCTTACCCGTAAAAAAGGTAGACCGTTTATGCCCTATTATGAGAGATGGGCAGTCCTGTTAGGATGCAGGTATGTTGATGGTGTTATTAGTTTTGATGACTCTGATGGGTCTGCACGTGATGCAATTCGTAAAGTCATGCAGCAATATCCCGGTGCAGAAATTATCTTTGCTAATGGCGGAGATAGAACTGAGGCTAATATTCCAGAAATGGATGTTAATGATTTAAGAGTTAATTTTGTATTTGGTGTAGGTGGTGTAAACAAAGCAAACTCTAGTAGTTGGTTGCTAGAAGATTGGAAAGCACCCAAGACCTTACGCCCCTGGGGTTACTATCGTATACTCCATGATGTAGCAGGTTGCAAAGTTAAAGAACTAACTGTAGAGCCGGGTAAAAGTTTAAGTATGCAACGTCATGAGCATAGATCAGAATATTGGTTAGTTACAGAAGGCGAATGTAAAGTAGAAAAAGAACTCGGAGCATTGCTTGTACGCAAACATGAGACTGTACAAATTGCAAAAGAACAATGGCACCAACTAAGCAACCCTTTCACAGAACCTTGTAGATTGGTAGAAGTACAATACGGTGATCATTGTGTTGAAAATGACATTGAAAGGAAATAAGATGAACATACCAAAAGTTGGAAGCAAGTGGACAGAACAAAATGGACATATGATATTTCGAGTATTACATACTATAGAATTAGATGGACATACATGGGTACATTATCGAGATAATGATAACGGTGAAAAAGAATATAGTTGTTATGTGGAAAGTTTCCTAACAAGATTTACTGAGATTCCAACTTGAAACAAAAGTTTATTGACCTTTACATGGCATGGGCAGATCGTACAGCCCAACTAAGTCATGCACGTAGACTACAGGTAGGTGCTGTTATTGTAAAAGATGACAGTGTTATCAGTTATGGATATAACGGTATGCCTGCAGGTTGGGATAACAACTGCGAGAATAAAATGTACATAGACGGAACGGCCGGCGGCTGGCTAAGTTCTGAAGAGATTGAAGAACAATGGCCATTTGAAGAAACTCACGGCGAGTTACAAGATCAAAAAATACGTTACAAGTTGAAAACTAAACCAGAGGTGTTACATGCGGAATCGAATGCAATTGCTAAATTGGCTAAAAGCACCAACAGTGGTTTGGGCGCTACTTTGTTTATTACCCACGCTCCATGTTTGGATTGTGCAAAACTTATCTACCAAAGTGGTATTGGCAGTGTTCTATATAGGAACGCTTATAGGGATACTAGTGGTATTACGTTTTTGGAAAAATCCGGAGTAGAGGTTAAACAAATAAATGCCTGATATCGATATTGACTTTGCTGATAGAAAACAAGCACTTGAGTTGATCAAGCATATTCCTGCGAGTATAGAATCAAATGGAACTTTTAAGAAACACAATACTGGTGTGTATTGTCATTCTATTCCCTACAATCCCCTAAGTGATACTGCAAGTATTGAATATAAAGCAGCAGAGGAACGAGGTTATTTTAAGATTGATTTCTTGAATGTTAATGCGTACACAGGAGTACGGAATGAAGAACATCTTGTTCAATTGATGAACATTGAACCATTATGGGATTTGTTAGAAGAGAAAGAAGTATGTGATCAATTGTTTCACATTAACGGTTATCATCAATTATTAGGACAGTTAAAACCAACTAGTATTGTTGAACTAGCCATGGTACTTGCTATGATTCGTCCTGGTAAAAAACATCTCTTCCCAATATGCAAGGAAAAAGGCTTCGATGCTATTAAGGATGAAATATGGACTAAAACTGAAGATTCCTATTTCTTTAAAAAGGCACATGCTATTTCCTATGCTAGTGTCATTGTTGTTCAATTAAATTTAATTTGCGAACGGATTAGCTACGGATACTCTTAGGATTTCTAACTAACTGTATTGACTTACGTTTGATTCTTTTTTCTGCAATTTCACTAAGATTCACTGTGGGCCCAAATACCATTTCAACATCTTTACTACTAAAAGTTTTAATGTAAGGCTTGAAAGTTTGCATTTCTTTTTTTAGAAAGATGTTGATAGGTATTTTTCTATTACTTTCCCACCACCAAACTTCACCTAATTCTAAAAATAATACTTTTTTAGTTTCATCTATTATCATAGATAAGTCATACATACTGGATACATAGTCATCACAGTTGACAATAATACCCACATACTCTCGGTCGTTGGACTTTAAACAGGATATAAATGGAAATTTTTCGTGGAATTGGTTACTCATTAAGTTTTAAATAAATACATTATGCAAATTTTACCAATCTATTTATACGCAAATAAACTTGATGTGATACTAGATCTGGACGACACAATCAGGGGAGTTAATCAAGTTATGTATCAACGCGATCTAACAATACAAAAGGGAATTAAGAATCAAGTAAGAATTCAATTCAAAAACAGCGACCAAAAAAGAATATCAATATCCACTACACAAACATTCGTGTTTAGTATGTTTGACGCTATAAATCAACGTCTTATGATTGAAAAGGAACTTACGGTGCTTGCGGAAACTACTAGCACCAAAGGTACCGCATTGCTAACTCTAACTGAAAGCGATACACTAGACTTAGATAAATCAAGCTATACATATAGTGTAAAAGTAAAAGATAACGACGGAACATATACTGCTGCTTATGCTAATACTTACTACGGTATGAACGGCACGATACATATTTCTAACGATATATATCCTGTATTGAAAGATAGTGCTGAAATTACCAGCTTCAACCCTGATTACAATAACACTACTCGTCTATATGAACACAAGAGCGGAAAAATATATGCGTTTCCTGAATATAACGGAAATACAGCATTGCATACCGTGGCACTTTATATGACCGCATATAAAGGAACTGTGTTGATACAGGGTACATTAAATAACTCTCCAAATGGTGATTCTGATTTTTATACTGTGTCTACAATTCCATATACTGGATTTACTGGCGTGGACTATGTAAACTTCAATGGCGTATTTACATATATACGTATTGTTTATATACCGGCCACTGCACCTGCTGGCACAATTAACAATAATCCTAATTTCTTCGGTTCGTTTGACAAAGTATTGTACAGAAGTTAAACTAGTGCATGAATCAAATTCAGGCAGCAATACATACATTATTACCAGGTAACAGAAAACTAACTTCCGGCGGATGGATAAGTTTCAATGCGGTTTGCTGCCATCATAGAGGCAATCGTGCCGATACTAAAAAACGTGGCGGCGTACTCTTTACTGATGAAGGATTTACTTTCCATTGCTTTAACTGCGGATTC